TCAGGCGATGTCGAGCACGAGCGGGCGGCTCAGGCCCCACATGCCCCGCTGCCGGATTTCCATCCTCAGCGGATGCCCATCGGCAGCGAGTAGGTCCGCGCTCCGCTGGGCGGCACCATAAAGGGTGGCGGTGGTTGCCGTTTCCCATTCCCGCAGGACGATGCCCCCGGCGGTCACCCGCACCAGATAGGCTTCCGTCTCCTCCCCCAGCGGACTGTCGGCATGGTCCGACCAGAGCCAACCGAGACGGCTGCGCCTGATCCAGCCGATCGCCAGGTCGCCGCCGCCGGCCGGCCGCACGCGGCCATGCACCGGAGAGAGCGGCAGCATGGCGCTGCCTTCGATTGCCCTGTGTGAAACGGCCGGGGTCAGGTCGCCGCTGCCGATGGCTTTCAGCGTCAGCAACCGTCCCGCATCAGCGGATGTCAGCGCCACGGCCGCGAGTCGCGCGGGATCGAGGAGAAGGAAGCGCTCGCCGGCCTCATGGTTGACCGCCGCCCATTCCGTGCCGCGCCAGCCGCGGATCAGGCGGGACAGGCGATAGCGCCGGGGCGCCAGCGGTTCGGCCTCTCCGAACAGCAGCAGTTCCTGCCCGATCTGGCAGGGATTGCCACCGCTGATGAGCGCATCGTCATCGATCGAGGTCAGCGCGTCGGCCGCATTGTCGAGTTCCACCTCGATGTGGCTATGGCGATCGATGCGCCACGGCACGCCGGCCGGCAGCGCGGTCAGCGCCGTGCCGATCACGGCCCGGGGCGCGGTACGGCCGATCGGTTCGTCGCCCGGCGGATCGGTGAGGGTCCGAAACAGCGCGGCGCGGCGCCAGCCTGCGTCGGCGCCCGTCGCCGCGACGCAGACCTGCGGCGCCGTGGCCAGCGTCGCCCCGTCCGGCGGCCATTCGACGATCGCGAGGCTGGTCGGCCCCTGCGCCAGGTCCGGCTCGCGCACCATGCCGCCCGGATCGCCTGCGGATGCGTCCGGGCGCGCACCCGCCCGCACCGCGCGCAGCGTCAGGCGCACGGCCATGTCTTCCCAGTCGCTCGCCTCGATGAGCCAGCGCCCCGCTTCGCCCTCCAGCGCCACGATGTCGCCCGGGGCGAGATCGAGTGCGGTCCAGTCCATCGCGCGCGTGCAGTGGCTGCGCTCGCGCCCCGCGGCGCGCAGCCGCTGCCCGGCGAGCGTGCGGGCCTGCGTCGCGGTCAGTACAGCCGGGAGATCGAGGTTCTCCTCGCGCGGCCCCGGCCCTGGCCGTTCCGCCGACTGGCTGCCGATCTGGAAGTCGCGGTCGGGATCATGATGGCGGATGGTGAGGCGCGCCGGCAAGGTCTCGATGGCCTCCCGGCGCTTCGTTCCCTCTTCCACGGCCCGGCCATCCAGACTTCGGATCGCGTGGGCGCGCGCCAGCGTCCGGTCCGTCCAGGCGCCGCGACCGAGCGCGACGGCCCCTTCCCGCTCCCGCCAGCGCATCCCGAAGACGTCCGTCAGCGGTGCCACCGTCTCGCGCACATCGCTTCCCTCGGCGGCAAAACCGGCGAGATGCGGCTCGTCCTCGTCTCCCGCATGGACCACGGGCTCGCCCGCCAGATCGGAGACGATCGACGCGATGCCGGGCGGCGCGGCGTCCGCGAACAGCTCGATGGTCAGCGAGGGAATGCGGTTGCCGAAATCGGCAAGGTCCAGTCCCTCGAACAGCACATAGGCGCAGCCCCGGCAGGCCGGCGCCGCCGCGATGCCCACATCCGCCGCGATCAGCGGATCGACCGGCTGGTCCTGCCCGCCATGATGGATGCGAAAGGCGCTCACCGGCGATTTCCAGTCGCCTGCCGCGCCGCGCAGCAGGTTGCCGTCCGCCCAGATGCGGCCGATGCCGGCGATCGGACGGGAGGAAAGCGCCACCGCGAAGCTTGCCGAATAGCTGTAGCGCGTGATGCTCGGCTGCCCCTTCCCCCCGCCGCTGGTGCTGCTGCTCTCGATGAGATCGGTGGACCAGATCACCGTGCCCGCCACGCGCATCGTCCCATAGATGCGCGGAATGCGCGCGCCATATCGGGAGGTCTGGACCTGCAGGTCGCTCAGGCGCGGGCCGGATTGCGGGCCGGGGCGAAAGATCAGGCCGTCGATCGCCTGCCCTGCCACCGCGCCGATGGCGCCGCCCATAGCCGCGCCGATCGCGCCCAGCGGTCCACCGATCGCGCTGCCCAGCGCCGTCAGAACAAGTGTCGCCATGTCTCTAGCTCCCTTCCTCTCGCGGCGCGCATCGCCAGCGCCCGAGCAGCGGCCAGGGGGATGGCGGCGGCATCAGCACGGCGCGGCCCAGCCCGGCATGCGCATGGACCAGCCCCCGGCTGGTCTCGATCATGAGATGAAGCTGCATTGGCCCGCTGCGAACCAGCAGGATGTCGCCCGGCCGGGGCTCGGCTGCCGGCAGCAGGCCGGCCTCGCGCAGTGCAGCGACGGCATGGTCCGGCGCGGTTCCCCGCAGCCGGTAGGCCGGCAGGCGATGCACCGGCACGCCCGCGCGCAGCAGTGCCAGCGCCCCCAGCCCCACGCAGTCCAGCCCCGTCCGCTCGGAGCGGCCATGCAGCCGGAACGGCGCGCCGACCAGCGCCAGCGCTTCGGCCGCGATACGGTCGTGAAGGGTCATCGTTCAGCTCCCGGGATAGCGCGTCAGCAGGTCCATGCCCGGCAGATGCGGTTCGCCGCGAAAATTGGCGGCGTTGGCGAAGCGGGCCGCGCAGGTGGCGAGGCGCTTGTCGCAGCCCTGTGTCAGCAGCGCCCGGCTCCCCGCGGCGACCGGAAAGGGCGGCGGTTCCGACAGGAAGAGCCGCGCGTCGTCCTGATCGATGATCGTCTGCACCAGCCCGGCATTCGCGCCATCAAGCCAGCGCAGGTTGCCGAAGGGATAGGCGCCCGGGCCGAGTCCGGCGCATGTCACGGCATCGTCCGCCACGCTTTCCACCGTCACGATCATGCGCAACGGCCGCAGGTCGACCCGGCAGGCCCGGTCGCCGAGCTGCGCCCGGCAGGTGGGGCTGGTGACCGGCGCCACTGGCCGGTCGAGCATTTCCCCGATGTGCGAGCGCAGCGCCACCGAATAGCTTTCGCCCTGCTGCTCGACGCTGCCCAGCGTGCCGCGCGCCAGCTCCAGCCAGAGTTCGCCGGGCCGCGCCCAGTCGGTGAGATGCAGCAGCAACGTCGCGCCGTCCCATCGCCCCGCATCGAGGTCATCCTGCGTGATGGCAGCGGAGCTGAGCGCACCGCGTATGTCGGTCAATTCCGCCGCGCCGTCGCTGCCGCGCAGCAGGGCGCCGGGCACAAGGCCGGGCGCGGGGCGATAGGTGAGCCCGCTCATGGTGATCGGCCGGTCATGGCTGGTAAGGCCAAGCGTCACGCCGTCGCGCCGTTCCAGCCGCCAGCAGAAGGCGAAGGCGCAAAGCGGCCCGGCGAGCATGTCGGTCAGCGCGGTCATTCCCGGATTTCCACCAACGGGACCGAGGGCACCGCGCCTGCCGCGAAGGTCTCCCGGTCGATGTCCAGACGATCCTCCGCGAACCGCACCGGCACGTCGAACAGGAAGCCCGCGGTCACGCTCGTGCCGGCAGCGGGTGCGGTCTCGAAAGCGATCAGGCCGAGGCCGGCATGATGCCACCCGGCCGCCTGCTCGACGCTGTCCAGCGCGACCCGGATCGTGCCCTCTTCCGGCCGGGTGATGAAGCGCACCTGCGCATCCGGTCCTTCGCCATAGCGCTTGAGCAGGCGGAAGTGCGCCGTCGTGCCGTCGCCGGTGCCGAGGCTCTGGTCGGTCGCGCTTGCCATGTCTTCGGCCGGTGCGGACGTGCAATCGAAGGGATCGCGGAAGCGAAAGCCTCGCGCCGCGCCCCGCCGCGCCCGGAAGAAGGCGATCAGCGTCGCAATGTCCGCTTCGGAGCGCACGCCCGGTCCGGCGTCGAAATGGAGCCGCGCGTCCGCCCACTGGGTGCTGCGCTGCTCATGGCCGGACACGCTCTCGACCACGCGCGTCGAGAAGGTCGGCGCCACTTGCGCCCGGCGGCCGATGTCGAGCGGAAAGGCGATGTCGTCGAATGCCTGCACGTCGGCGTCTCCCTGAAGATCGAAGAATGTGAAGCCGTCCCGCGCGACCTGCGGCAGTGCCCAGATGAATGTCGCGGCATGGCCGCGCTCCATTGCCGCTTCCGCCGCCGCCGCAATCCGCGACCAGGCCGTCGCCGTCTCATCCGCCGTCAGCCCGGCGGGCACGAAACCGGCGAGATAATGCTGCGCACCGGGGGGATAGCCGAGCCGCGCGTTCATCGCCGCGCGTCCCGCTGCCGAGAGCGCCACGCGGCCTTCCGTCACCCAGTCATAATCCTCGATCTGCAGCCGGTCGAAGGCCGGCGCCGCCCAGCCGACCGGCAGGTTCGCCCGCTTGAGCTCCGGCGCGGCGGGGTCGAGCACGCTCGGGAGATAGACCAGCAGCAGCGTCTCCGCCTCGATTGCTTCGTCCAGCACTGCTTCCCGCACCGCGGCCGTGGAAGCCGCGAGCAACGCCCCCGCTTCGTCGAGCAAGGCGATCTGCGCCGCGTCGAGCGGGCCACGCACGGTCGGGATGTCCGGCGGCGCGCCGCCCAGCGCCAGCCGCGCGGCATCGTCATAGAGGCAAGGCCGCCCGTCCGGCATGATCCACCACCAGGGCTCGCCGATCTGGAACCGCACCGCCAGCCCCGCGTCGCGCGCAATGGCGACGAAGGCGCGGGCTACCGCCGCCAGATAGGCCGTCGCGCCGTCATGGGCCGGGGAGAGCAGGGTCGATGGCGGCACCCATCCGGTCAGCGCCGGTGCCCCGTCCCAGGCCCGCTGCTTCCACGCCGCCGGGCAATAGGCATCGAACAGCTCGTATGAGAGCGAGAGGATGAGCCCGAACCCCAACGCCACGCAGCGCGCCGCGAAGTCCGCGAGCCAGCGCGCACAGGGCGTCGCCAGCGCACCGCCGGCCAGGCTCGCCTCGAAGCCGTCGGAGACCGGCGCGAGCCGCATATAATGGCTCATGCCGACATAATGATTGATCGCGCCGCGATAGCCCAGCGCCAGCGCCTGCCGCAGCAGCCGCTCGGGCGTCTGATTATAGGCGTCGTCATAGCCCGTCGCGATGGAAAGGCCGTGCTCGGGCACCATGATGTCCCCGATGGCGAGCACCGAACCGGGGCCATCGCAGCGCATGTCGCTGATCTCGACCCAGGCCTCGGCCGCTTCCGGGAACAGCGTGTCGCCCGCGTCATAAGCCTGCGGCACGAGGGAAATGAACATCCGGTCGATGTCGCCGGGATGGACAGCGTCGGCTTCGTCGGGCAGCAGGAAGCCGCCATTAAGCGCATCGAAATCGAGCGTGATCCGCGCATCTTCCGGATCGCCGGTCGCGTAGTTCCACAGCCGCACATACCATGCGCGCGGCGCGCCGGAGGCATCCCGCCCCTCGATGGTCAGGGTCGGCCCGTGGACCGCATCCAGCGGCTTCATGCCTTCGCTGCGCCAGCGGAAGGACAGGCGGCAACCGCCATGGTCCCGCCGCGTCTCGTAGCGCAGCAGCGGATGATCCCAGCGGTCCTCCGACTCCCAGATGAGGCCCGCAAGATCGCCCGAACCGTGGAACACCGCGTCGATGCGCAGTCCGTCCGCGCCCTGCGTCACGACCGAGGCCATCATCGGCCGGGGGAAATCGACCGTCCAGAACGGCGGCGAGAAACGCTTGACGACGCCGCTCTCCTGATGGCGCCGGGCATCGGCCAGCCAGTAAGCCATGGTTTTTCCTTCCGATAGCGCAAGTGAATCGACGCGGGCCGCACGCTTTCCGGATGGCGATTTTCCGGGATGGCCCCGCCGCTATTCCATCAGCGCGCCGCGCACCGCCCGGGCCACTTGCCGCACACTGCGGGCGAGCGCGCGCGGCGCATCCTGCCCGCTGCCGTGGACGGTGATCGCCACGCGCACGTCCCGCGCGCTGCCCGGCCCGGCCGCGCCGGGCAGGATTTGCCCGCTGCTCGTCGGCAGGAACAGCTCCGGCCCGCGCTCGCCGACCAGATAGGCGCGGCCGGGCGCGACCGGCCCGCCGGTCGCCCGGCCCGGCAGACCCAGCAATCCGGCGACCAGGCTCGTCCCCAGTCCCGCAAGGCCGGCCTGCCCGGCCCCGCCGCCGCCCAGCGCCGCGTTCATGCCGTTGCGCACGGCCGCCTGCGCGATCTGCGCCATCACGGAGAGCGCGACCTTGCCCAGATCCTCGAAGCCGAAGCGCCCCGTCCTCACCGCGCGCAGCAGGCCGGCTTCGATCGTCCGGCTTGCCCGCTCGGCGCCGGAGGCAAGCTGGGCGATCTCGTCGCGCAGTCCGGCGGCCTCGCCGCGCGTGCGCGCCAGCTCCGCCTGCGCCGTCTGCCAGTCGCCGTCATTCGGCCAGTCCTCGTCCATCGCGCGCTCATTCATCGGGATGTGCCTCCATCAATTGCCCAAGCGAGGCCCGGTCCAGCGGATGACCCGCCCCGCCCACGCCGCTCGCATCGCCGATCGCCCGCAGCGCGGCGAAGGCGTCGGCCAGTTCGTCAGGCGTGGCGCGCCAGAATTCGTTCGGGCGCCAGCCGAGCAGCAGGCCCGCCTGCCCCGCGAGCCGTCGCGCCGCCTGCGCGAAGCTCATTGCCCGCCGGCCAGTGCCTGCCGCAGGATCGCGCGGATCGCCGGCATGGCGGCGCCCAGACCCTTCGCCAGCAGCGCCTCGCCCAGCGTGGCCCGCGCCATCGTCTTCGGCCGGTCGACAAGGCAATGCCAGAGCAGCGCTTCCATCTCCGCGAGCGTCAGTCGCCCCTCGGCCGCCCGGTCGACCAGCGCCAACAGCGGCCCCGTCTCGCTTTCCGCCGCCACCAGCGCGGCGAAGCTGGGGCGCACCGTCATCAGCCGGTCGCCGACGCGCAACATGGCCTCGCCGCGGGCAGGATTGGCGCCGCTCACAGCGCGCTCACCGGACCGGAGCTTTCCAGGCTGAGCGTGTAGGTCCGCTCGGCATTATAGTCCCCGGCATAATCGAGCCGCGTCACGAGGAAGCGGCCGCGCAGCCGCTCCCCGCTTTCGAAGCTCAGCTCATAGTCGTCGATGGCGCCGCCCAGCGCATGGTCGCGCAGCCGCACTTCCGCCGCCGATCCGGTGAAGATGCCCGCGCCCGACACGCTCACCGAGCGTACGCCCGCGCCCGGCAGCAATTGCCGCCAGCCGCCCGAATCCTTGGACGTGATGTTCACGGCCTCGCCGTTCACGGAGAGCTGCGTCGCGCGCAGCCCGGCGATGGTCGCGTAAGTCACCGGCGCACCGCCGTCGCCGATCTTGAGCAGGAATGCGCTGCCCTTCTCCACTGCCATGGGGTCTTCCTTTCGCTTCGTGATGATGTGAGAGAGCCGGGGCGCTTCGTCAGTGCAGCCGTGCGATCCGCACGGCATAATCGAGGCTCGCGCGCCAGGCCGTCCGCCCATGGGCAATGCTCGTGCGCGCCCGGTGCAGGCTGGTGATTCGCCACGCGCCCAGATCGCCCTCCATGGCGCGAAGCACGCTGTCGATCCGCTCCAGCACGGACGCCATCCGGGCGGAATCGTCGCTGCGCACCGTCAGTAGCAGCGGCTGCCGCAACGCCAGCCCGTCCACGCCCCGCGCGCCCCAGCCGGTTCCCGTCGGGTCGCCGACCAGCAGCCAGGGGGGGCTGGCCTTCATCCGCTCGCCATCGGCGACAAGGTTGACCAGCGCCATGAGCGCCGCGTCTTCCCGCAACGCCGCGAGGATCGCGCCGCGCACGGCAACGGCGCCGCTCATGCCAGCACCATGCGCCGCCAGGGCCGCAGCAGCGCGCTGACCGATGCCGGCAGGTCCGTTTCCAGCCCTTCGCGCCGCGCATGGCGCTCGCCTGCCAGCCGCACGATGGCATGGCGGATCGCGTCCGGCAGGGCCGCTGCCTCGCTTGCGAGCCCCGCGACATAAGTCACGCGGATGCGCCCTGCGGCGCCGGGATTGGCGACGCGCACGCGCCCTGTGCCGTCCGCGCCGATGTCGAGCGTGTAGTTTTCGACCGGCAAGGCGAACTCCGCGCCCTCTGCCGGAATGCCGGAGACTGCCGTGATCGCCTGCACTGGCCGGATCGCCAGCGACCGCCATGCGCTGACGGCGGGGACGATCTCGTCCACCGGCCGCACGATCAGCAGCTGGCCGATAAAGCGCTCCGCCGTTTCGCTGGCGGCGCGGATGAGGCCGGTCAGTGCCGCATCCTCGTCGGGCAGGCTGATCTGCAGATAGGCCTTGAGGTCGTCGAGCGGCACCGCGAGCGGCCCGCCGGTCGAGATCGTGACAGTCATGAGGGAGTGCGCCTTTCGCGTGATGATCGCGGGAGAAGGGAAAAGCGCCATGCCGGCGGGGAGGAACCGGCATGGCGCTGCACCGGGCGGGGCCCGGCGCGATGCTCAGCTCTCGGCGAACTTCATGAGCTTGATGGCCTCGCTGTTCGACACCGCGCCGCCGATCCGCTTGACGGCATAGAAGTGCACGAACGGCTTGTTGGTGAAGGGGTCGCGCAGGATGCTCGTCTCGGCGCGCTCGGCGATCACATAACCATGCGTGAAATTGCCGAAGGCGATCGAGAGGCTGTTCGCGGCGAGATCGGGCATGTCTTCCGCCTCGATCACCGGATAGCCGAGCAGCGTCGCCGGCTGGCCTGCGGCGAGCCCCGGCTGCCACAGGAACGCGCCGTCGCTGGTCTTGAACTTGCGGATACGCGCCAGCGTCGCCGAGTTCATCACGAACGCCGCGCCCTGCCGATACGGCGCCCGGAGCGACTGGACGAGGTCGATCAGCCGGTCCTGCGGATTGCTCGCCGGGAAGCCGCCGGCCGCGCCCGAGGGCACATATTGCAGCGTACCGAAGGCGCGCGCGCCGTCCGCCTGGGCGGTCGTGGCGTAGGTCAGGAAGCCCTTGGGCTTGTTCGTGCCGTCCCCGCCGACGAAGGCGGCGCCTTCCGCCCTGGCGAATTCCTGCGCGATTTCCTGCGCCAGCCAGCCTTCCACGTCGAACTGCGCGTCGTCCAGCATCGCCTGGCTCGCCGACGGATTGGCGAACAGCTCGCCGGAGGACGGCGCGATTTCCTGGAAGGTCGGCGTCGCCGTCTCGGCGCGCGCGCCGGTCTCGGATGCCCAGCCGGACACGATGCCGCCGGTCGTCACCAGCTTGCGATAGCCCGCCGAGCCGGTGCGAACGACATTGGCAATCGCGCGGATGGGCGAGATGGACTTGAGCGTCGCCTCGATCATCTCGTCGATCTCGCGCGGCACGGCATAGCCGCCGCTGCCGCCGCTCGCACCGGAGAAGCTCTTCAGTTCCACGCCGGCCTCGATGCCCCGGCGCAGATAACGCTCCGTGAAGGCGGCCCGCGCCGGATCGGTCTCGCTGCCCTTGGCGCCGTCGAGCGGCGGGCGGGCGGCCCTGGTCGCCTGCGTCCTCACGGCATCGTCGAGCGCGTCCATGCGCGCCTCGATCCCGGCAATACGGTCTGCCTGCAGCACCGCGTCGAAGCTCTCCTCGAGCGCATCGGCTTTCACTTCCAGCATGGTTCACGTCTCCTTGGTCAAAAAGAAGGGGGCCCTTGCGGGCCCCGTCGATCGATCGTGCGCGCGCCTCGCGGCAGCGCGGAAAAGCCTGTCCTTCGCGCGCGAAGGCGATCGCCCTCAGGGCCCGCCCCGCCGGCCCGCCGTCCCGGCAGGGAGAGGCACTTCCCCCTCCACCGCATGCACGCGGGCAAGCGGCTGCATCGGGTGCGTGACGAGGCTCACTTCCACCAGGTCGAGCGCATCCAGCCGCCGGGGCTGCGCGCCCTGCGCCGCGACCACGCGGTAGCCGAACGACAGGCCGTCGATCCGTCCCGCGCGCACCAGCGCCGCCGCGCGCCGGCCGGTCTCGCTCGCGCCGTCGATCGTGCCGATCACCCGCAGCCCGCGCCCGTCCTCGCTTGCCGTGTCGATCCGCCCGACGGGCTGGTCCGCCCGATGCTGCCAGAGCAGTGGCAGGCCGTCCTTGCCGCGCCGGGCAAGGCTTGCCGCGAAGGCACCGGGGCTGATGACGTCCCCGCCATTGTCCGGCCGCGCGAAGATCGCGGCATAGCCCGCGAAGCGCACCGGCGCGCTGCCCTTGCCCGCCCTCATGCGCCGGCCGCCTCGATGCCCAGCATCGCCTTCTTCTCTTCCGCGCTCAGGAAATCGGCCGCGCCGACCTGTTCCCAGAGCAGCGTACGGTCATCGACCAGGGCGGGCACGCGGTTCATGTCCACGCCGAGCGTCAGGCCCGGCATGAAGTCGCCCAGCCCCTGCGCCAGCGCGCCGAGGATCTTGTCCGCCAGCGGCAGGACACTCTGGCGCCAGAGCGCCTTGTTGGCCTCGCGGTAATTGGAATAAGTGCTGTCGCCCGGCAGGCCGACGAGCACTGGCGGCACGCCGAAGGCAAGCGCGATGTCGCGCGCCGCCGCCGCCTTCAATTGCACGAAGTCCATGTCGGCGGGTGACAGGCTCATCGATTGCCAGGAGAGGCCGCCTTCCAGCAGCATCGGCCGCCCGGCATTCTCCCGCCCCTGGAAAGCGCTTTCCAGCTCCGCCCTCAGCCGGTCGAACTGGTCGGAGGAGAGCGCGCTGCCATCCTTGGGATCGTAGACCAGCGCGCCGGAGGGGCGAGCGGCATTGTCCAGCAGTGCCTTGTTCCAGGCCGTCGCCGCATTGTGGATGGCGACGGCGCCCGCCGCCGCGCACAGGCAACCCAGCCCCAGCAGGTCATCGCCCGGGTTGAGCGCCTTCACATGGATCACCGCCGTCCTCCCGGCAGCGTCCTCGCCCGGGTAGCGCAGCAGCCGCTCGCCCGCCCGGTAGCGATAGGCGACCGGCCAGCCCTGCATGTCCTGCTCGATCGTGATCCGGTCCGGCCGCAGCGCATAGAGGCCGGCGGGCCGTCCGTCCGGGCCATGGCTGATCTGCGCATAGCCATTGCCATGGACGAGCACATGCGCCGCGAGCGTCTCCAGCAGCCCCTGTCCCGCCGAACGGTGCTGGACGAGGCGCAGCGCGTCCCGCGCATCGCCGGCATTGTCCGCCGTCGCGCTCAGCGCTGCGCTGCCGACGGCCTCGCTGACCAGCCGCAGCGCGCGCTGCGCCACGGGATTGACGGTCACCGCCGCCTTGAGCTGCGCCGCATAATCCTGCGGCCAGGCGCCCGAGCCCGAGCAGCCCGGGCCGATCCACGCGCGCGCCAGCGGTGGTCGCGCCTCTGCCGGCGCGGCCTTGCGTCCAAACCATTTCAATGATTGTCTCCTTCTCCGGAGCAGAGGAATGTCAGGCAGGCAGAACCACTGCCGGCCGGGCGAAAGCCCGCACGAGGCCCATGTGGGCCGTCCGTCATGGATTCCGGTCTCTATGAAAAACGTCCGCAGCCACCCTTCACCGCGCCGCGCGGTTCGCAACCGCAGCGGCAGCGCAGGTCAGGCCGCGATCAGCCCCAGTCCCACGCCTTTCACGGCGGCGGAGGTCCGGTCGGAGACTTCCAGCTTCTCGTAGATGCGCCGCATGTAGGTATCGACCGTTCCCGGCGAGATGGCGAGAATCTCGGCGATCACATTGTTGCTCTTGCCGCGCGCCACCCAGTCGAGGATTTCCTTCTCCCGCGTGGAGAGCTGCCGGTCGCGGACCACCTCGTCGGCAAACAGCGTGCAGATGCGCAGATGCGCCGCCTGCGCCGCAAAGTGTAGCAGGGAGAGGTGGCTCGGGCTGATGTCGGTCTGCTCCGTCATCTTCCCGATGCCGACCACCGCGTTGCGGCTGTTGGGGCCATAGCAGGGCAGCGAGAAGCCGTCGGTGAAGTCGATCGTCCTCATCGCGGCCAGGAACTCGCGTTCCTCGCCGGTCAGTTCGCTGTTCTTCCAGATGTCGCTCCAGCGGATCGGCATGCCGGCGGCCAGCGCCGCGCGCGGCACGATGTCGAGCCGCTGGAAATCGAACGAGAGATAAAGCTCGATCTCGCTTTTGGAGAAGCCATATTGCAGCGGGACGCTGGCGGGCAGATTGGTCGTCGTGCGCACCCAGTAATAGCTCACCCCGCCGAAGCCGTGGCGATGGTAATAACGGGTCATCTGCCGCCAGAGCAGCGGCAGGGTCGTAGCACCCGCAATCCTTTTCAAGATGTCGTCCACCCCGGGCTCCTCCCGCAGCCCTGCAGTCCGGCGATCGTCCGCCCTTCCCGTCCCAAAAGCAAGTCAATAACCGGAGCGGCGCCCGGTACGTCCCGTTTCAAAGGCGCCTGAGCCGGGCTTTGGCTCCACCCGGCGCGAGGAGGTCGGCGAGGCTCCACACCAGCGCGTCCGCCCGGTCGGGCGAGCGGCCCGGCCCCTCATAGCCTCCGCCGATCATCATGCCGCAAAGCTGGTCCTCCAGCGCGGCGAACAAGCCCGCGTGGCGCACCCGTCCGGCCTCGTAGGCCGCCGCCACCGGCTCGGCCCGCGCGCTCTTGCCGCGCGAGGCATGGACGAGACGGACCGGCAGCGCGATGTCGGCCGCGCGCAGCACGGCTGCCACCATCGCGCCGCCATTATTGGCCTCGGCCACGACCCTGTCCGCATTCCACCGCGCCGCCGCGGCAGCCGCCGCCTGCGCCCAGCGTTGCGGGCTCGCCTGTTCGACTGTCGCATCCTCCAGCACCAGCGCGCCGCCATCGGCATCGAGCGCCGCCACCACGATCCCGCATGCGTCGCCATGCTCGCTTGCCGGCGGATCGACGCCCACGACCACCCGCACGAGATCGCCGGGCGAAGGCACCGGCCCTGCCAAGCGGCATCGGTCCAGCAGGTCGCGCGTCCAGAGCGCGCCCGGCGTATCGAGCAGCAATTCCCCGTCCAGCTCCTGCCGGCCGAGCCGCGTGGCCGCGAAGCTGCGGTCCATTTCCCGCACGAACTGTCGGGGCAGCATGGCGCGGTTGTCGCGCATCCGGCCCTGCGTCACAGCAACCGCCGGGTCGCTCGCCAGCCGTCGCACCAGCGCCACCGGGCGCGGTGTCGTCGTCGCGACGATCCTCGGGCGCCGGCCCAGCCGCAGCCCCATCACCAGATTGTCCCAGGCGCGGATGCCGCGCGGCCATTTGGCGATCTCGTCCGCCCAGCCATGGCTGTGCTGCGGCCCGCGCAGCGTATCCGGCTCGCTCGCGCCATAGATCGTCGCACGCGCGCCGCCGGGCCAGACGAGCTGGCGCAAGGCGGGGTGCCAGTGCGGCCGCCGGCCGGCCGGCGCGATCGCCAGCAGGCCGCTTTCGCCTTCCACCATGATGCTGCGCGCTTCGTGCAGGCTGGCCGCCACCAGCGCGATGCGGGCCGTGTGGTCCGCTTCGGCGATGGCGCGCACCCATTCCGCGCCGGCGCGCGTCTTGCCGAAGCCGCGTCCTGCCATGATGAGCCAGACGAACCAGTCGCCCGGCGGCGGGAGCTGCGCCGGGCGCGCCCGGCAGGCCCAGCCCTCCATCAACGCCCGTCGCGTGCCCGCGCCAAGCCGGTCGAGCGCATCCTGACGCTTCGCCCGTTCCAGCCAGGCAACGCGTTCGTAAAGGGAAAGCGCGTGTAGGCCCGACTGGCCTCCGGACCGGAGCCGGTGTGCCCGGCCCTTCCCCTGCCAGACGTCAGTCACGTTCCGCCTCACCCGATTCCATCCCGCTCGGTTCCGTCTCGTCCGATTCAGCCTCGCCTTCCGCCATTGCGTCCGCGTCGCCGCAGGGCTCCTGCAGGCGCTCATATACCACGTCCATGTCCTGGAGCAGCCGCTCCACCACCGCTGCTGCGTCCGCGTCCTCCGCGTCCCCGCCAGCCGCCGCCGCGCCGCGATCGGGTCGCGCTGATCGATGCGCCTCGAGCAGCCGAAGCCCCAGCATGGGCGCCGGGGCGCGAGTCAGTTTGATCTGCTTCACGCTGCTGGTCGCGCCGTCGAAAACCACTTCGGTCCGCACCGTGCCTTTCAACGCCTGCAGCATCAGCGACAATTCGAGTTCGGAATAGCCATCGTCCACCGCCGCGCGCCATTGCCATGCGAAGATCTCGTCCCGTGCCTTGAGTTCATAGGCACCCGAGCGGCTGACGCCCGCCGCGCGTGCGGCCGCCGCCACATTGGGGTAGGCGGCGAGCGCGCTCAGGAAGAGCGACCTGCGCCGCCCCGACCAGCGAGAGCGGCGGCCCGGACGCGCGGCGCGACCGGCCGTGCCGTCTTGGCGATCCTTCAT